ACAAACTTGCGTGTAAAAGGAACCATCACATTTTCTACATTCTATAAAAATTGGCACCCCGTGAAGGAGTTGAACCCTCCCATCTGGTTTAGAAGACCTGAGTCCGAATCCGTCGGACGGGGTATAATCTCATTTACTTTTTGTATCATACATGATATTTATATATGTGTCAACCATTTTTTTCAGCCAATTAATATCGGAATCATTCTCAATAACCACATCCATATGAGATAATGCCCAATCCCACTCTGACCGATGAATATCAACAGGAGAAATACCATCTGAACGATATTTGCTAAACCACTTGGGCAATGGATTCCTCTTGATTTCCCAAACCCAACCACCAATCGTTCTAATCATTTCAATTTCATTTTTAAATCTGGTATCTGGTATTACATAATTCTTTTCAGGATTATTAAGAATTCTTTGTTTTACAATAGAAACCCAAACATTATCATGAAATCCTTGTCTCATACATTCTGTGCCAAAGAGTTGTAATACTAATCTAGGTGTAACTTCAAAGCCAACTTCTTTAGTCCAAAAAGGATCAACTGCTTCTCTCCATTCTCTCGATTCTTTTGTATCACCTTCTAAGAGTTTACGATCCCAATTGAAAATTGTTGCAACACCATCTTTCAAACTATCCGCAAAAGATAGTTTAGTAAATCCATGTGTTTCTACCAAAATATCTGCAACAGTACCTTTACCACTTCCAATAAGACCACAAACTCCTATAATCATTCATTACTCTCCTTTAAGTGAAAAAATCTTCAAGTGTTCCAGTCAATTTCTTTTCTTGATTTTTAATGTATTTGATAGCATGTTTTACACGAGAAGGATACTTTCCAAGAAAAGTACCAGCTTGCAAATCACCAATTGTAAGATATGATTTATGAAAATGATCGATTTGATCCCAGTTTTCAATAAGAATAAATGTGATAGAATCATACATTGCATCTGATATAATAGGATCATCTAATTCATAATAAGCATAGGCAGCCATTAAATACCAGGGTATCAACATGTTCTTATTTTTCGTGATAATTGATTCCGCTATAGTATCATACATTACATACGTTTCTCAAAAATAAAATATGATCTGCCTGTTTCACCTGCCCAATATACAGATTTTACATAAGTAACTTTCCAACCATATTTTTCATCAGGAACATCATTTGGAGTAATAGGTTCTACTGTCATAATTAATTTCCTTTCATCAATGGTCACCCTAACGGGATTTGAACCCGTGCCTCTACCTTGAGAGAGTAGCATCCTAGGCCACTAGACTATAGGGTGATTTTATTTTAAGAAAAATTGGTACCCGAGGTCGGACTCGAACCGACAACTTCTAGATTTTGAGTCTAGCACCTCTACCAGTTGGGCTACTCGGGCTTAAATTGATGCTTCTAAGGAGACTTGAACTCCTAATAAATACGCTCTCAACGTCAAGCTAAAAATTTTGGTCGACCCGGAAAGAATTGAACTTTCTGCCTACTCCATGTCAAGGAGGTGTGCAGCCATTACACCTCGGGTCGTGTTTCCGGAAATCCTAGAAGTTAATAGTTTTATTGACATTACTATTTTTAACTTTCTAGGATTTCAATGTAGCGGGAGTCGGAATCGAACCGACCTCTTTGGCGCATGAGACCAAGCTGGAACCACCTCCAGTCTATCCCGCATCAAACTTAAATCGCAGTAGTGCTATAAAAATAAATTCCGACATTTTTATATAGTAGCACTCCGGAGATTAATTGTCAACCAGAAAATTTGGCACCCCCGAGAGGATTCGAACCTCCATCTTCCTATCCAGTTACCTTTCTCTCGGTTCGTAGCCGAGGGGGATACGAGGGCATAAAAATCATACTTTCATTGTCTTAACCCAAACTGGGTCATTACCAAAAATTTTTGTTAGTCCATTGTCTACAGTATAACCACGTGTGCGATATCCGTCAACCATTTTCTGTAGTCGTTTGGGATTAACATCACCGATAACGATCGTACCATCAGTTTCATATCGGACAAAGTTCATAATGTATCTCCTTTAAGTTGGTAGTCGCCCAGGGATTCGAACCCTGCCGTGAACAGTAATCTGCTGCCTAAGGGGTTATAAGACCCTCCCGCTCACCAGAGCTGACGACCATAAACTAAAAATTGGGGTGAAAGACGGGTACCGCCCCCGCTAGCCAACTGCTTCACAGGCAGCGCCCTCACTTTTTGGGTTCATTCACCATTTATTTTTGGTACCGCCCCGAGGAATCGAACCCCGTCCTCTAGTTCTTCAGACTAGCGTACACACCAGTTATACGTGAGCGGCATAATTAACTATCTTCACCTGCAGCCGTGAAACCATTGTCCCAGGCATCTGCACAGTCAGGATCATTATTAAAATAGGGATTTTCTTCCCTATATCCAGAACCTAGATGAAATTCCCATCCAGCAGAATAGCCTTCATCATAAGCCCAGTCAAGTTGATTCTTCCGAAGATCATCCATCTGTCTCACTCCGTCTCATTAATCATCATGTTTATATAGTAGCATCAATCTAATTAATTGTCAAGCTAAAAATTTGGTGCCCCTGGTCGGATTCGAACCGACAACCTCTAGAATCTAAGTCTAGCACCTCTGCCAGTTGGGCTACAGGGGCATAAATCTGGTGATAGTCTCTCCTATCAGTCAAGCCTACTTAATGTCGGTGGCTTTCCCCAAAATGGTCGGAGACCTGGGGATCGAACCCAGCTATCCTTGCTTCCAAAGCAAAGCGATGACCCAGCCTCTTCGTCTCCGTTCTAATCAATGGTGGAGAATATCGGAATCGCACCGATCATCCAGGTTCCGTGCAAGGGATCCGAGGGTACCTAGCCCATTCCCCATTATCATATGGCGCGGACAATCAGATTCGAACTGATACCTCTAGGTTGGAAGCCTAGCACGCTAGCCATTAACGCCATGCCCGCATCGTATACACTATTTAGTCAATTGATTTGATATAAATATAAACTCCGTACAAAAAACCTAGAAAACTTAGAAAAATTATAGTTCCAATTACTGTTCCTAGAAATGCCATTTATTATGCTCCCGTCCAACGGACTTTATATTCACCAAATACATTGCCTCGAGAAAAATTTCGAGCCGGCGCCGCCCAACTAGCAGCCTTTAGAATGTCACCATACTTAAATTTAGCATCATTTTCGTTGTTAATAATAAATAGCTTCACACTACCACGATTTGAAATCTTGATATACTTACTACCAGTATTAATTTCAAATCCATCCTTATAATTCTGAAGCTGTTCATCTAAGATTTTATTCGAAATATCATTCCGCTTCCAAGAAGAAGCCTGAAATGCAACATAATCATTGATCATAGTCGTGATCAGATTACCAACGGCATTTGCCATTTCCGAATTCATTTTCTTCACTCCGTGTTTCATCATGTTTATATAGTAGCATCTAGGAGATTAATTGTCAAGCTAAAAATTGGACGACTGTGTCAGGAATTGCACCGACCTACACCTAGTTTGCAGCTAGGGACCTATCTGTCTCAGTCAACAGCCGATAGTTCATTAATGGCCGGGTCATCCAGATTCGAACTGGAACTAAGAGATTCAAAGTCTCGTGTGCTACCATTACACCATGACCCATTAAAATGGTCTTCCCCGACGGATTCGAACCGCCAACCTGTACGTCCCAAACGTACTGCTCTACGCAGATTGAGCTAGAGGAAGATAAATGGTGGGCTAGGGGAATTTCGAAATCCCGACACGCGGATTAAAAGCCGGCTTAAAGCCCGCTGTTCTGCCTCTGAACTACCAGCCCATTTATATTGGTGGTACTACTAGGTATCGAACCTAGGTCTTTCGGTTACCGGTACATGCCGGGCTGAGCCGAGTGCTCTACCTTTGAGCTATAGTACCATAATTGATGGGCAGTTTACTTGCTATGTCTTACCCAGGACCCTCAAATGGTAGGCTGAGAGAATTTTGAAATCTCGACCCGCGGGTTAAGAGTCCGCTGCTCTGCCTCTGAGCTACCAGCCTATAAATTAGAAATACTGAACTCGTGTGTCATCAATATCAGACAAGTATCGGAATCCCTTATAATTGCCAGTCTTAAAAAGAACTTGTTCCAATGCTCCCATCCAACCCTTTCGGATTTCTGGAGAACAAGTGCTATTAGCCAGCATCTCGTTGGTCATTGCAACCATGTCAGCAACATCAAAAGTCTTCCGAGTCATCACTCAAACTCCCTCATTGATCATGTTTATATCCTAGCACCTAGGATGTTTTTTGTCAAGCTGAAAAATATCACTTCGGAAAAATTAGACAAAGAAATCTACCGTTTGTAGTCTGCTCAGTAGTAAGTTTCTTTAGCTGTTCGGCTACCACTCGGCACTCGTTCATATTATCATATCGCTTCAATTCAACCATGGTTGTCTGAAATGCGAAAAATGCTAATACATACACAACTTCTAGCATAATATTTCCTTTCAAAGAATTTGGTGCCCAAAGTCGGACTCGAACCGACAACTTCTGGATTTTAAGTCCAGCGACTCTACCAATTGGCCTACTTGGGCAATAATTTCTAATCACGCCTTAAGAATTGCAAGCTTCATTCCACCAGGAATACCCCAATCCTTGGGATAGTAATCTTCCTCGGCCACTTCATAAACAACTCCGGAAGGACCATAAACAACATTTTCATAATCCGAGAAAACGATTTCAATATCATCACCATGCTGAGACTGCAGATTCTGCAACTTCTCAATGAGTTCATTAATCTTCATTTTCTTCACTCCGTGTCATTCATCATCATGTTTATATAATAGCATCGACCTAATTAATTGTCAAGCTAAAAAATTTGGAGGACCGAGAGAATTTCGAAATCTCGACACGCGGATTAAAAGCCCGCTGCTCTGCCTCTGAGCTACCGGTCCATAATGTGGCGGTGCACCACGGTCTTGATCCGTATCCCATATCTCAGGAACCATCTGTTTAGCAAACAGTGACGACCTCCCAGTCGCTTAATGCACCAATGGAGGAGAGCGGGAAGCAATCGAAGCCCAATCCTTTTTAGGGGATCACACCGCTTTCAAGGCGGGTCCGGCGCGCCTGTCCGGTTCACTCTCCATTAAATCTGATGGGCAGTTTAGACCATGCCCAGGGTATCTTCATATCAGCTGTTTCCAGTTAAAATGGCTCCCTTGGAAGGATTCGAACCTACAACCTCCAGATTAACAGTCTGGCGTCTCTACCAATGAGACTTCAAGGGAATAATTCTATGGCGAATAGCAGTGGTCCTGCCCCACAGCGCTAAAGCGCCGAACAACTTTCCAGGCTGCCCTCACGGCTTTGTGAGTTTACTATCCATTAATTGGTCCGATTTCGATCTATCAGGATGATGACCAGTCATTCCTCTTCCCTGGTCAGGAGTGGCATATGCCATGATCTACTCTCGGCACTCTCTATGTTGGTAGTCCACCAAGGTTCTGCCCCCTGCAATGCTGCCGTGTAAAAGCAGTGCCGTCACTAGCTGGCTCGTGGACCATCTTAATTGTCAAGATAAAAATTTGGTGGGTGACCCATGGAGTTGCACCTGGTTTACGCCGTTTTACAGACGGGACTAGATTCTGACCTATTCCGTCACCCAATAACTATTCTTCTATCATCATTCTATCAAATTGGCTCCTCGTCGGGTATAAACTGTTCTAAAGCTGACCCCCACCTCGTCGCTTTAGTGACCAACCAACAGCGCTGAAAGGAGAGCGCCACATCTTGGCCTTACCAGGTAAAATATAGAAGTTTTCTCTATCCGTGCACAGATAGATATCTGTTAGTAGTTTGCAACCTAGCTAACAAATCTATGATTTACATTACTGGGAGTCGAACCCATCTTTCCGCTGCTAGCAGACGTGCTTCCGTTACACTAAATAAAAACATAGACACTTCTAATTTTTGGCGCAGCGGACGGGAGTCGAACCCGCATTGTCCTGATTGAAAGTCAGGGTTCCTAGACCAGTTAGAAGACCGCTGCATTATTCATCCGACTTATGTGTTCATCACACCGCGGTTGTTCAAAAAACTCCAATTTCCTTAAACCACTTTTTTATTCGGCTGCAGTCTGAGAGAAAGTGACAAGAACCTCAGCCCAACGCCGGGCATCATCGAAGCTATCAAACTTGGCCAACATAAAAGTTGCAACCCACAGTTCAAACTTAGCATCATTCAGAACAATGTCAACCTCTTTTTCGGCATTCGTAGCGGTCCAAAGAGTCTCGGAAATCTTTTCAAACTTCATCATGACACTCACTCCGTCTCATTCATCATCATGTTTATATAGTAGCATCAATTTTCTTTTTTGTCAACCACTTTTTTAGTGGCACAACTCATCATCACACATTGAAATTGGCGCACCCGACGGGAATCGAACCCGCCTAATCCTCATAGACAGTGAGGTGACTTCCCAGTCGCCCTCGGGTGCATAAACTTGTAAACCGCTAGCCATTTCTGACCCAAACAGCAAGGCTGTCTGATTTGTATTCGCGCCGCGGCTTAACAGGCGCTTTCTTTGATCCAACAATGTCCAACAGCAGGAAGCCGAAGCTTCAAATTCTATATCTCTATCACCGTCTAGGCGGCGAATCTCGTGATCTAGACATTTCTTTATCCCTTCATCATCATATTCATAATATAGCATCTGAGAGATTAATTGTCAACCACTTTTTTCATTTTTTTGGCGCGGACGGAGAGAATCGAACTCTCACATTCTGGCTGGCAACCAGACACACTACCATTATGCTACACCCGCATTATATGGCACCGATTTCAGGATTTGAACCCGAACGAACGGTTTTGGAGACCGTCATGCTAGCCGTTACATCAAATCGGTATAAAAAAAACCACCGTATTTCTCGGTGGTTCAATTCAGAAACAATGTGTTGTTCCTTACATTAAGCCACCATTAAAATCACATACAGATTCACTATTAGGATTTGACCATCCTAAATTATCCTTATAACTATGTGAAATCTGTACTAACAACTCTTATTCTCCTTATTAATATACTCCTATTTAGTCATATTGTCAAGAGTTTTCTCACATTTTTTAATTTTTTTTACTTTACAATGCCCTTACTCTTGGCCCAATCGAACAAAGCCTGAAACTCTTCATTAGTCAGATTAAATCGAGCCCACTCATTGGGACCACAATCTACTTCAATTGATACATCATTATCATAATTGTAGAATTCAACAGAATGATTGTAACGTTCATTCACCCCAAACACACGGTCATCACTAAAAACTCGGTCCGTCATAACTCACTCCGTTTTATTCATCTCATCACCAGAAATACGCGTATTACCAAACACACAAGCATAACCACCCACTTGGGCATTATCATACACTTTGGCATCACCGAATACTTTGGCATTATCAAACACTTCGGCATCACCATACACTCGGGCATTACCAAACACTTGGGCATCACCAAACACTAATGCATTATTATACACTTGGGCATAACCATACACTAGGACATTACCATACACACGAGCATTTGGTCCCACATATGCGGTATCATCTACCTTAGCCGTATCGGCAACCCAGCCACCACCATTAGGATGGTGATGGGCGGGAACCGGACCATTGCCGTCACCGAAATCAAAGGTTGTCATATCACTCACTCCTTGTTTCATCATCATGTTTATAATATAGCATCGTGGAGATTAATTGTCAACCACTAAATTCGCCTTTTTCCCGTAGCAGGATCATTCGTGTCAGATACACTCATAACTTGTAAACCACCCTTATTATACAACTGCCCTACCACATACTTATTTGAAGTGCCTTGCCAATCTTTCTCATTAGAATAACTAATAGCTTCTATTGAGTTTGATAATGGCAAGGCATTGTCGATCTTATAACTAGGAATTGAATTAATTTGGACTTTTCTCTTTTTACGGTTAGAAGCTAACTGTTCGGGATGAACTCCTTGTTTTCGAAGCCACTTGTCATGCTCCAATCGTTTCTGTTCAGATATCTTCTTTTTCATTTAATTCTTTCAATCCTTCATCTGGAAAATTAACTTTCAGAAGCCATAAAACTTCATCGATAGAAGAAATATTTCTAAACTTATATCTAGTTTCTGCCGACAATCTATCATATAATTCCCAGTCTAAAGCAGAACCACCATTAGTATTATTATACAAGGTTTTCATTTCCCCTCATTCATCATACTTATATCCTAACACATAGGATATTTTTTGTCAATAGATTTTTTTAGCCCTAGTGACAAGGAAATTTAGAATGTCCATTGTTTCGTCATAATAAGGATGATCACTATTCCAATGATCATAAGCCTCATCAATTGTGAAATATCGGCAGCCGGCAAGAATTCTTAGTTGACCATCAGAGCAAGGAACAATGATGAAATCATAGCCGTCACTACGAGATACTTTAGGAGGAGTAATTTTGACAATGGCATAACCAAACACTTGAGCATCACCAAACACTCGGGCTTTATCATACACTTGGGCATCACCATACACTCGGGCTTTATCATACACTTGGGCATAACCAAACACTTGGGCATCACCAAACACTCGGGCTTTATCATACACTTGGGCATCACCAAACACTCGGGCTTTATAATACACTCGGGCTTTACCATACACTTGGACATCACCATACAATTGGGCTTTATCATACACTTGGGCTTTATCATACACTTGGGCATCACCAAACACTCGGGCTTTACCATACACACGAGCATCTGGGCCTACATAAGCGGTGTCGGTTACGATAGCAGTATCGGCAACCCAACCACCTCCAATGGGATGCTTGTGGGCAGGAACATGTCCATTACCGTCACCAAAATCAAAAGTTGTCATTTAATTTCTCCTTTAATAAACTTAGAAATGAATTCACGATCTTCAATTGAAAAATCATTAATCTTTCTCTTATTAAAAGGAGTACGGAAATGTACCATATCTTCTCCGATACGACATAATGTATTAAATGTAGCATCATCAGTAACTTTACCTGAATTAGCTAATTCTAGCATTGCTCTACCAGTTTTTATCATTGTACTAGTTAGGATACTCATATCAATCACTCCTTCATTACATATACATATATGATAACCAATGTCATAATTAATGTCAATAGCTTTTTATCAACAAAAATCATCAATAAGCATCAATCACAATATGTCTTAATAACGACTACATACGTAGTCTAGCAAAAATTTTTTTGGCTGTCAACCAAAAAATGCATCGGTTAGAAACTTTTTGTTGGTACCGGTGATGAAAATGGACCTTTAGCTATCATGCAAGAAAATTTAACATTGACACCTGCACTAGGTGAATTGATAAAACGAATGAAAGTAAACATCCATTCTCCAGTTTTCATCTTCATGTATAGTTCATATTTTGTTTCATTATCATCTAAAAATACTTTAGTGATTTCATAATTTTTTTCGATCAATAATTGATGCATTGATTCATATATTAAACAATATGTTGCGAAAGCGGGTGAATTAGAATTAAATAAAAGAAAACAGCTTAGGATGGCTATGAATAAGATTTTTTTCATCGTAATAATCCTTTATAGTTTTGATTAGGTCTTTAATATAATCATTTCGTCGACCTTCAAATACTTGTGCCGTTTCCCCTTCTACTGTAATGATGATAACAAAACGGTCTATTATTTGTTCAGTCAACTCTTCTATCATTAAACAATAAGCAGTAGCTTGTAGAAAATATGAATGAATCCATTCTTTCCTTTTATATTTATTTGCAGTCTTGAAATCAATCACACATAATTTACCATTCCAAATTCCTATACAATCACAACGACCAGCCACTCCTAAATACTTAGAATATAAAGGCAATTCCAATCCATATACAGTTGTTAAATTTTTATTGAGAACCATTCTTATATTATTGAATGATTGGAGGTGGAGAGGAGTTGGTGGGTGGACTGGATTTCCTTTGATATATTCTTCGCACAATAAATGGATTGAGGTACCGAAGTTTTTTGCGGCGGTAGCTATTCTATTGGCTTTTTCTTCACCCACTTCTTTTTTCCACTGTTCTATTCCATCTTTACTGAGTGATGAAAGAACAGTTGTAATGGAAGGCAAATCACCCACGGGAGTGTGGTAAATTCTCCCGTGGGTGTCTGTAGTAGCTGTTATATCAGGTAATGATATAGGTTTATATTTAATCAAATCCCATTCTCGCTCTATTGATGATATATTCGCGAATCAATTCTGATCGCACAATATCGTCTTCATTGAATTCTACTGTTCTAAATCGTTTCATGGAATGTAGAATTGACATAAAGTCTTTGATACCAGATTGATCGTTCTTTTTGTATACAAGATCGTTTTGTCTAAAGTCTCCTGAAAAGATTATTCGAGAGTTTTCACCCACACGGGTCATAACTGTGTGTAATTCTTGATCTGTCATATTCTGGCATTCGTCTACCAAAATGATCGTATTGTCTAGATTAGTTCCTCTAATGAATGAGGTTGTTATGAAATTAACTAATCGTTTAGATTTTAGAATTTCATATGCATCACCTCTACCAAAAAGTTCATTACAAATTCCTATATAAGGTGCTTCATATACCTTTGCTTTTTCTTTCTCATTGCCAGGTAAGAAACCCATATCACGAGAGGGCACGACTGATCGTACAATTGTGACTGTTTTGTTACTTTCTGGTTGTAATAAAATTTCGTCTAATGCAAGATAAAGTGATATAAAGGTTTTACCTGTTCCTGCTAATCCATGTAGTAGAAGATTGAATCCATCATCATAAAAAGAGAATGCTGTTTGTTGGTTTAGGGTTTTAGGATTAATTTCTTTAATATGCAAGTGATTTTTATTCTCTCTTTTTTCTGTTCGTCGTTGTCTCTTATTTTTCTTGATAGGAAATACATTTTCGTAATCTTCTAAATTGTGAATTAGCGTCATTAGATTTTCCTTTATGTTAGTTTAGACACTATCACCTTTAGCCGCTCTTTTCTTTCTCCATTTTTCTACTGCTTGACGAGTTTTAACTTCCTTAGAACTCATATTTGAACCCATAGAAGCGGCTAATTCTGAAGTTGGATGAGCCTCCGCAATCTTATGCATTGTCTCCTTCCAACCTCCATCATTACGAATTCCTCCAACACCACGAACAATGTTCATGGATGTTAAATATTGTTCAATATGTTGATTGGTTTCTAAAAATTCTTCTTTGTCAGATATAGACATTATATCCGTCCATACCTCATCAGTTTCTTTATTATGAAAAGTATATAATGGCATATAAACTCCAATTAATTACTATGATATTTATGAAATTTTACCTTTGAAAATAGAATATAGAATATATGGCCAAATGAAAATACTAATTAACAATGAAAATAAAACCATTGGAAAACTAACTTTTAATCCAGTGATTTGTTCTAATTTGACTATATCTTCAGAATTATTAAGGATCTTTAAGAAACAACCTGTAAATCCAATTACACTCAAAAGAGTTAAAACTACATAAATGAAAACAAACCATTGTAAAATAATCATATCATCAACCTATCTTTAAAAAATATAATATTGCCACTAGTATCAATTAATTCTTTATTACGTCTGATGTCAGCTCTAATTCGTTAAGCCATTTATTGAACTCCTCATATGATAACCCATAAACGGTGTTTTTGCAAGTGAATTCCCATATAGTAGCCGAACCATCTATAACAGGAAATACAAAAACAAAACGAATTCCCAGGCATTGATCAATGAACCAATTTAGATATCTCATTCGTGCAACATTGTCATGATATGTTGCTTTGGTGTCATCATCATAATTTTTAGTGCCAGCATAAACATTTGATGTTCCTATATTCTCACTGGCTACGATGAAATCAAATCCAATCATGACAAGTTGTTTAGCACCATGAGCCAATGCTAACTGCATGGCATTCATACCCGCATTTGATCTAGGTGTTGGACCTGTGAAATCGGCGGGCACTAGATTTAGATCATGGTATAGCTGAATAGGTTCAAATTGTTCATTGATAGGAGGAATATAAAGCCTATCTTTCGGAAAATCAGAACGATTGATTTCCTCTATCATTCCTCTATCAATTGCGATCAGCCAATCGGGTATAAACTCACGATATAGTGCATTACAACCGTATATACGACCATTCGGCAGATGGTTTAGATTTACCATCTGCCGTGATGCGCCATTACCTATAATATAGGCAGTTTCTAATTTGGGATCAATCATCATCAAATGATGCATTCAAAAATGAGTTGTGGCGTACTTGATCGTCGGCCTTCATTTCGTGTCGAATCTTTCGCTCACGACGTTCAGCCTTCTTAGCCTTCCGATCATTCTTACTTGACCGAAAGTCAATGTCATCCTCATCGTCCCAACTATCACGACGGGCGCGAAAGGTCTTACTCATTGTCTTCTTCCTTCTTCCTTGTTTGATTTTATAGAATTGCTAGTAGCATTGTCACTCGGATAGCATCACCTAGAAACCAAGCTACAATTGATGTGTACACATTTTATACAAACTTCATCATATCACTCCGTCTCATTCATCATCATGTTTATGATATAGCATCTGAGAGATTAATTGTCAATAGAAAAAATTACCATCCTACAGTTTCTTCTGGGAAGGCTTCCATGACAAGGGCTTTGGTTAGGTTCTTATAAGGTGATGTTTTATCTTTCATTGCAATTAAAAGTTTAGCATCATCTGCATCAACCATTTCTAAAAATTCAATAAAAAGTATTTCTCTTTTAGCCTTTGTCATCTGAGGGTATTCGCCTCTCATAAAAATTTTGATACGACGAAACTCAGAATAGAGCATATGCTGCAAATCTGATTCTTTAGGTTGTGGCTTATATGGAGGTTCACCTTCTGGTAGCTGAAATAAGATGTTTGGTTTAAACATATATTTTAGCATTGAGAAAACATGTGGATTCTCCGCTTTTGCTTTTTGTAATGCTGCAATTCGATCTTTTTTGGCTTTTTTAGATACAGCTGCAGATAAAAGTTCTGCAATTCCTACTTTCATTTAAAACTCCTGTAGATTGGACATATGATTCATTAGATTATTCATAATGAAATAGTTCATCAACCGTGAACGATCAAGTTTTTTATATGATGAAAATTGATCCCATGCTTCATTCACGATTGATTCTGGAACCATGGATAGATCAATTACACTTCGATTTCGTTCAAAATTACGACGAAGTTCACCATCAAATGGCAAAATACCTTTGACTAGATCATTAATCATAGCATTTTTACGAGCAGTTCGTAATGTTTTCTGTCGTTTGTTATCAACAAAAACACTATCTTCAGATAGAATATTAGGAACACCGTCTCCCTTATCTCCTGATAGAATATGATCATATAAGGTGATTAATGGATCTGATGTTTTCAACATCTTTTTCGTGCGAGGAGAGTATTGGTGTACATTGGGATATCGTTGCAGTTGTACGAAATCACCATCAGCAGAATAGATTAGTACCTTCTCATTTGATGGTTTACGTTGACATAATGCAGAAATAATATCATCTGCTTCTGCAGTTGGCACTTGAAGAACGTAATATGGAAATGTTTCTTTAAGTTCTAGTTTTACCGTATTGATATATTCGAAAATCTGATTCCAATCCATCATGGATGAATCACGATCTTTTTTACGATTAGCTTTATAATATGGATATAGCTTTTTACGCCAATTGTTGGTATCGTCACATGCAAATACTAGATCGCCATATTCACGACCAAATTTATTTTTAATGAGACGAATAGAACTTAATGCAGAATGTCTCACCAAATCTAGTGAGAAATTTTTATCATAAAGAACTGTAATGGTTGAAATAATCATACCAGAATAATCAATCAGAATCACTTTATATCTCCTTATTAGGAATCGTCGTCTTCAAACATCTCGTCTGAAAGATTGGATAATTCTTTAGCTTTATCAACATTAGATATTACCACATCTGTTAATGGATGTGACAGACCAACGGAATCATATAGAATTCCTCGCATCATTTCACTAGCTGTGATATAGCGGAAAAAGAATTCCTTGTCCTCCATATCAAACCCATTCATATTTAGAACACTAGCAAATTGTGAGAAAAATCTATTAACAATTTCATCAACCAGAATTGTACGATTTGTCATAATAGCTTCGTACAATTCTGGTTCAGATTGAGGCAAATTGACTCTATTATTCTCCTTAGGAAATTTTATTACATTAGAGTCTGTCATCATGATGTCTTTAATAGGATCATATGAGAATTAATTCGACCTGTCACACTATACTCCTTTGCTCGGATTGTGTCAAGAAACTTTCGTAGTTGAACCTTGCCAGCCTTCATGAAGCTAGCTAGTTGCTCACCAGGCTTCCGAAGCCGCTTCATCTTCGAAGTAGCCTCATCAAAGTTTTGAACCGTGGTACCTTTGATGGTGAACCCACCGTCTAGAGCGTTCAATACGATTAGTTGATTATATTTAGTATTATACATCCATAGCTGAGTTGCACCAACAATCTTGCTAGGATCAATGGACACTAGCTTAAGTTCGTTAAACTCCTTCATATAGCTAACCTTCTTGGTTAGATCGTTAGCCGTCTTGACCTTTGCCTTCCGTGGCTTCCGAACTGCCTTGGCGTTCGTCATATGCCGCTTGATATCACTGAGCATAGCATCATACACAGCCACTCGCTTCTTCAGCTGAAGGCGAGTCAGGAAGCTATATGCCTCCACAAGCTGCTCATCCTTGCCCTTGTAAGCTTCTGCCAACTCGTCACGAATAGGCTCATAGTACGCTAGCAGCTTCGATGCCTGAGCCGCTTTAATCCCCTGAGTTTTCAGATACTCGTAGATACCCATGTTGAATTCGAACTTGTACTTATAATGTTCATGCCAGTCAAGTTCATCAAGCTGCTTGTCGATCTCAGCAATTACTGCGCTGATTTTCTCACGAATGCGGTCCTGTACGGTCATCTTCACTTTTGGGGAAGACGTTGCTACTTTCGGCTTAGCCTTAGCTGCAGCAGCTGCCAACAGCTGAGCCTTCGTCTCCTTGAAGAAGGAGAGACTATCAGCTGAGAGACTGACACCATTTGTCAGCATCCGACATTGCCACATAAAAGTAGTGGGAATGTCATTCTCAGAAAGCTTGCTAATGGCAACCATTTCCTTCTTATCAAAGGCGGTCTTGCCATACGTATGGACGAACTTCATGCCATCCTTAGTGGTATATTCGTAGTTATACCACTGATAGGCACGAAGCAGCTTTGATTGTGTGGATACATCGGTCGGTTCGGGTCCAAGATCATAGACCTTCACGATCCGCTTTTTAGTACGAGCCATTGATCTCTCCATTCATCATATTCATATAGTACCATATGGGAGATTAATTGTCAATCCCAAACTTATCAGGACGACCTTCAGCGCGAAGCCGAGCAGCAATCTTATGAGAGGTCCGCTTGGCCTTCTTGGTCTTAGCTCGAGAATGAGCCTTCGTGTGCTTGTACTGACCAATTCGACCACGCAGCTCACCACCAGCGCAGCAGCCGCAGAAGGGGCGCATTCCAAGAACGTGCCCAGGATTCATCTTATCGAGAGAGCCACCAAACACAATCCGTACTCCTTATTTCATTATGACTATATTTATAATATAGCACCTAGCAGATTAATTGTCAACCATCAAATTCGTAGATATGAAATTGAAAATTACGTGCACGATCACTATCAATAGTTGTATAAATTTTATCTTCAATTTTATGTAAAATTTCTAGAACTTTGTCTTTTTTGGCACCGCCTAGGCCACAGCCGATCCATGGAATTCCTAGGATGGGTAGGTGATCGGTTTTATGAGACACAATTGCAGTAGCGGCTTTTAAAAGACTACTCTCAATTGCTTCATATGAAGCATATTGTTTACCATCACGACCATAAAATTCTTGTGTGAATAGATTGAATACAAT